GAACCTATAGTTTATGTATTGCAAGAAGTACCAGGAACCCGAGCAGGGCGTCCTAAATTTAATATTATTGGTGCTCAGAAATACGGTAAATTAAAAGTTCTATTGAGAGAAGATAGCCAGGTTGTTATGAGTTCTGGTCCTATTAAATATAAACTTGAAAGATTATTAAAAGATTTTAATGACAATGATTATTTATTATTGTCTGGAGATCCACAAATAATTTTTATTGTTGGAGCTGTTATTGCGAAAGTAAATAATGGTAGAGCTAAAAGTTTAAAATGGGATAGACAAGAACAAATGTATTATCCTCTTGATTTTGATCTATACGAGAAAGGAGAAATAGATGAGTAATAAAGACCTAATAAAAAAGTTTGAGGAGGATTCTCCTCAACAAGTAAATGAAATCGAAAACGTCAGAAGTTTATCTGACTATGTTATTCGGTTGCAAGCTTTAGAAGATGAGGTTAAAATCATTGAAGAAAATTTAAAGCAAAAGAAAGAAGCAGCTGATAAAATATCCGAGGAAGTTATTCCAGAGATAATGAATGACATGAAATTAAAAACTCTTAAACTTACCGATGGTTCTGCCATAGAAGTTAAAGAGATTTATGGTGCCAGTATTCCTGTAGCAAATAAGGAAGGCGCTTACAAATGGCTTCGAGATAATGACCTGGGTGATCTAATTAAAAACGAGATCACTGTTTCCTTTGGTCGTGGCGAAGATAACAAGGCGAATGATTACGCTAGCCTTGCTGAGAATAATGGGTACCAACCTTCACAAAAAATGAAAGTTGAACCTATGACACTCAAAGCACTGTACAGAGAGAGATCTGAGTCTAACTTGGATCTTCCTTCTGAACATTTTAACCTGTTTAAGGGAAACAAAACAAAAATAACAAGGAACAAATAACATGACACAAGAAACAAGTGACTTAACAGTCAAAAAAGAAGGTGCGTTAACTACTCTTAATTTTGAAGCTGACTCAGGAATGGGTTTAGAAAATATAGATAAGGGTGACTTAGCTTTACCATTTTTAAAACTACTACAAAGTGGTTCTTATGAAACTAAAAAGAAACACGCAAAATATGTTGAAGGTGCAGAAGCCGGAATGTTTTACAATACAGTTACTAAAAAACTGTATAGTGGAGAGAAAGGTATTGAAGTAATACCTTGTTTCTACAAGATGACATATCCTGAATGGGCACCATTTGATAGAAGCGAAGGTAGACCTGTACATAACGACAGAGGTCCTGCAGTTATGGCTCAGACTACTAAAGGTAGTGGTACAAAAGATGTGTTAGCTAATGGTAATGAAATCATTAAGACAGCGAATCATTTTGTTGTTATTCTAGGTGATAAACCAGAGAAGGCTTTAATGTCTTTGAAAACTACTCAGTTAAAAACTAGTAGAGGATGGAACTCATTAATGGATAATGAAATGATCACTTCTTCAACTGGAAAATCTATACCAGCCCCTGCATTTTCAAGAGTTTATAAAATAAATTCTGTAGAGAATACAGGTAATTTCACCTGGCATGGAATGACAGTTAACTTAGTTAGACCAGTAGACAACGCAGAAATCTATAGCATGGCTAAAGATTTTAATAATGCATTACAAAAAAGTAATGTTGCGGCTGCTTCGGTAGAAACTAACACAGAAGAATCAAATTACTAATTCTTCTAAAGAAGATAGGGACAGCAAAGCGAGAGTGGAGCTGTCCCGACCTAGGGATCATTATGGTAGACGAATTTATAAAGCTATTTACTGGCTATAGAGGAGACTTTGGCATAGCGGATATGTCCAGGACTTCATTAGACAAAGACAAAAATAAAATAAAACCTAATTATGAATGGGCAGGACGACCCTTATCTATAAATGATTACAGAGATCATTTACAGGGTAAAATTTCTATTGGAGTACAACCTTGTACTTTAAATAAAACAGCACAGTTTGGATGTATAGATGTTGATCCACCTAACTATGGTGAATTTAAAATAGATAAATATTTAGCACTGTTTCAACAATATAATTTACCATTGATACCTATATTATCTAAAAGTGGGGGATTACATTGTTATATTTTTTTAAAAGAACCAATCAAAGCTATTGATTTAATAGACGCTTTAAAAGCTTTTCTCCTCCCACTGGGTTTAAAACCCGCCACAGAAATTTTTCCTAAACAGAAAGAATTAAAGGAAGACGAAAAAGGAGACACAAAACCAGGAAACTTTATAAACCTACCTTACTATAATAATGGTGAGTCAACTCGTTATGCATTAGACAAAGACAATTCTAAATTAAGTTTAGAAGATTTTATTAAAGTTGCTGAAGAATCTAGAATAGGTAAAGAAGAACTAGAAAAACTTGTAGAAGAAACTCATTCTAATATTTTAAAAGGTGCAGATCCAGAATTTGATGATGGTCCACCTTGTTTAGCTCTATGTTCTAAGGTAAAATTGGATGATGGTAGAGACAGATTTATGTATAACTACATGGTTTTTGCTAAGAAAAAATACAAAGACAAATGGCCAGATCAAGTAGCTAAAGCTAATTACAGTTACTTAGAAGATCCTTGGGATAAATCTAAATTAGATTCTAAAATAGCTGCATGGAAAAAAGATACTGCAGGACATACTTGTTACGAAGAACCTATTAAAGATAAATGTATGAGAGGTCTTTGTTATTCTAGACCTTTCGGTATTTCATCAGATGGAATATCTGTTTTTCCAGACATAACTGATTTTCAAATAATAAAATTTGTAGAACCAGAATATAGATTTCAAGTAGTGATGCCTAGTGATGATAAGGTAGAAGTAGTAGTAGCTAATACAAAACTAATGACCACTCAAAAAGAAGTTTTAAATCTTATCTGGGAACAGACAGGAGTTTATTTTGAACCTTTAAAACCTAAGGACTACAGAGCAAAATTAAATGAATGGAGAAATGGTTGTGAAACTATTTACCCACCTAAAGGTACACAGGTTGCGGACAGATTAAGAGATGAATTGTATCAATATTGTATCAATGGTCCTCAAGCTAAACAAAGAGATCAAATTAAAAATGGTGCTTGTTATACGGATGAAGGAAACCATTACTTTAAATTTACATCTTTTATCCAGCATCTAGGAACTAATTGGAAAATTCCAGAAGAAAGAATAGCTAGACAATTAGAGAAAGATTGTTTGGTAGAGTTTAATCATTCGTTAAATGTAAATGGGAAAACTTTAAAGGTATGTCGTATTCCACAACTCCAAGTGGAGCAGATTGAATATCAACCAGTGGAGAGGAAAGAGAGTAATTACTAATGGCAAGATATAAAGTTATAGGTCCTCCAGGTACAGGTAAGACTAGAAAATTATTAAACACTGTTCAAAAATATATAGATGAGGGAGTTTCTCTAAAAGAAATAGGTTATTTTGCTTTCACTAGAAAAGCTGCTAACGAAGCTAAAAAAAGATTTTTAAGTGACAACTTAGAATTAACCAAAAAAGATATTCCTTATTTTCAAACACTACACTCATTAGCTTTTAATCAATTAGGTTTAAAAGAAGAAAATGTAATGCAGGAAGAACACTATAAAAAAATTGGTGAGACATGTGGAATACAGATTAAATATGCTAAACATGAAACCAATCAATGGAATGGTATTTTTTCTTCAGACAGTGAGTATTTAAGTTTAATAAATCTAGCTAGGGTAAAACAAATAGACCCTTTAGAGCAGTTTGATTTAAATGAACACTTGACTTGGATAGATAGATACAAACTAGATGCAATAGCAAAAGAAATTATTAACTATAAAAAAATATATGGCTTAATAGATTTTAATGACATGTTGGAAGATTTTTTAAAAACAAATACTTCTCCAGAATTAAAAGTTATTTTTGTAGATGAAGCACAGGACTTATCATTAATTCAATGGGCTATGTTGAATAAATTAATTAAAAATAATGACTGTGATGTATGGATTGCAGGTGATGATGACCAAGCTATTTTTGGTTGGGCTGGTGCAGATGTAGATTCTTTTATATCTTGGCCTGGTAATGAAATACCTTTGAGATTTAGTCAAAGGGTTCCAATAGATATTCAAACTAAGGCGTTAGATGTTATATCTAGAGTAGCTATCAATAGGATTCAAAAAGATTATTTACCTAAGGAAGAAAAAGGAGATATAATTGAAAGATTTATATTATTAGATGTCATTACAGATATGGAAAAAGGTGATTGGTTAATATTAACTAGAACCAATTCATTGTTAAAACCTGTTCTCCCTATTTTAAAAAGACATGGTTTGTTTTTCGAAACTTCTCAAGGGAATAGTATAGGTAAATCACTGTACGAAGATATTGGTTATTGGAATGAAATGAGAGAAGGCAAAGAAATTCCAGAAATTAATTCCCAAAGAGTTAGGGAAAGAATGCATAAAGTAGATACAACATTGTCTTGGCAGAAAGCTTTTACTAAGGTTTCACCCACACAGATAGATTACATGGACGCAATGTTAATCAACGGAGAAGACTTAACCCAATCACCTAGAATAAGAGTTTCTACAATTCATGGTGCCAAGGGAGGAGAAGCAACAAACGTAGTATTATTTTTAAACCAAACTAAAAATACTATGGCAGGTGCTAAAAAATCTTTAGCTAAACAAGATGAAGAATACAGAGTTTGGTATGTAGGAATAACAAGAACTAAAAAAAATCTTTATTTAATAAAAGCAAATAATAAAACAAAGGAGTTTAAGATATGAAACCATTAGTATTTAAAGCACAAACAGAATGGGTGAAACCTACAGAGTTTCCAGATTTAACACAGGCAGATGTAATAGCAATTGACTTAGAGACATGTGATCCAGATTTAAAAACAAAAGGATCAGGTGCAGTTGTTGGACGTGGTAAAGTTGTTGGAATAGCTGTAGCCGTAGATGGCTACTCTGGGTACTTTCCTTTCGATCACGAGGGTGGAGGTAACCTTGAAAAAAGCAAAGTAATTCAATGGTTTACAGAACTTTGTGCATGTTCTGCAGTAAAAGTTTTTCACAACGCAATGTACGATGTGTGTTGGATTAGAGCTATGGGAATTAAAATTAATGGACAAATTATTGATACTATGATTGCAGCATCATTAGTAAATGAAAATAGATTTAGATTTGATCTTAATAGTTTAGGTTGGGATTATTGTGGTCAAGGTAAAAACGAAGCAGAATTAAATCAAGTTGCAAAAGAATGGGGACTAGATCCTAAAGCTGACATGTGGAAGTTGCCTTCTATGTATGTTGGAAACTATGCTGAACGTGATGCAGAACTTACATTAAATTTATGGAAGGTCATGCAAAAAGAAATTATCGACCAGGACCTGGGATCTATTTTTGAATTAGAAACTGATTTATTTCCTTGTCTGGTAGATATGAAATTTAAGGGAGTACGTGTAGACGTTGAAGGAGCTCATAAGTTGAAGCAACAGTTAGCATCAAAAGAAGAAATACTACTCCAAAAAGTAAAAACAGAGACAGGAATAGAACCTCAAATATGGGCAGCAAGATCAATTGCCAAAGTTTTTGATAAACTTGGTTTAGAGTACGAACGGACTTTGAAAACACAAGCGCCATCATTTACTAAAAATTTTCTTTCTACTCATAAAAATCCTACGGTTAACCTTATAGCAAAAGCTAGAGAGATTAACAAGGCACATACAACTTTTATAGATACTATTATAAAACATGAACACAATGGCCGTATTCATGCTGATATAAACCAAATTAGATCGGACAGTGGAGGAACTGTAACAGGAAGATTTTCATACTCTAATCCGAATCTACAACAAATTCCTGCTCGCAACAAAGATTTAGGTCCAATGATCCGATCCCTCTTTATACCTGAATCTGGTTGCGAATGGGGGTGTTTTGACTACTCACAACAAGAACCAAGACTAGTAGTTCACTACGCATCCCTAGATCAAGACACAAGCGTCTTTGGTGTTAAGGACTCTTACTTACAAGATGACGCCGACTTTCACACAATTGTTGCAGAGATGGCAGACATACCGAGAGATCAAGCTAAAACAATTAACCTTGGTTTGTTTTATGGTATGGGTAAAGCAAAACTACAAGCAGAGTTGGGTGTATCAAAAGATAAGGCAGATGAATTATTTTCTGTTTATCATGAGAGAGTACCTTTCGTTAAAACTTTAACTAGGTCTGTAGCTAACAGAGCCCAACAACGGGGACAGATAAGAACTCTATTAGGTAGATTATGTAGATTTCATTTATGGGAACCTAATCAATTTGGTATGCATAAAGCATTACCTTTTGAACAAGCAGTCCAGGAACATGGTCCAGGCATCAAGCGAGCTTAAACTTACAAAGCATTAAACAAATTAATTCAAGGCAGTGCAGCAGACATGACAAAAAAATGTATGTTAGAGTTGTATAAAGAAGG